GGGAAGAAAAGAAAGTCCGTCATATTGTAGCCCCTGACGGATCGGGAACAGCGTCCCTACCAGGAAAAGCAAAAGAGCAATCCCTACTCAGACATTCCAGAGCCTGAGATTCGCTTCGAGCAACCGTGGGGTCAGAAATCCCATAATGTGATGGCTAATCACATGCTCTGCGGGCCAAGGTCTAGGACACATAGGGGTGACAAAATCCCTATAACGGCAGCATACCGCCTCCTATGGGAAAAACACTAACTGGAAAGACAATTGGGCAAAAGGACATGGTTAGTGACGAAAGGAGAAAACCTCCCTTCGATTAGCGTACGTTCGCACTGCTGCCAGACAGTGAACGGTTTCCAAACCGCCGCTACGAATTGTTTTGAAACCACTTAGGCAATATCAACTCGGGACATGTGAACAATGCGAGAATCAGTGATGATGTCTCCCAATCGTGCTCTTGACAGGAGCTCGATGCATTCTTCAATATCCCTTGCTGACATACCATAGTGGTGAGCGTAGAAGTACTGAACGTCATCAAGAGGAACAGAGAACTTCCCCTTGATTTGATGCTTATACTCGTTGTACTCGACCATTTCTCGACCTGATGGGAGTTGTGATCGAATCGCGACCCCAAGGGAAGCGAGAAGAGGATCAACCTGACCAAAGGCGTCCAAAGTCGAACATATGCTCCGCAACCATTCAAGTTGCTCGGCTTTGCTCCTGTCACGTATATCCCAGAAGAGTTTTGCCAATAGTTTACCGGCCTTTGGCATGAGAACGTAAGAACCATTACAGGGGTGAAACCGCCCGGAGCAGAATCCTACATCCAGCGGGTGTCCCTGTATAATGGCCTCAACTTCCATACCATAACCAGTGTATCTATTAACTAGCCCTTCATGACCACCAATTCGATTGACTTCCCAATCAGTGGTAATAGTGACTGAATCATCGCCACACACAATGCTCAACCATTTTCGCCCTCGGCCATGAATTTCCATCTTCATAGCAACGTTAACAAGAGTATCACCGAGACTCGTGTCAGGCCAGCCAGACTGCATAGTATATGCGACCTCATATTTAGTGCCGAGGTTAGTCGTTCCTGCAGTTTCCATACCTCGCTTCAAAATTCTGCAAACCTTCTTAGGCAGCAGACGTTCATACATCTTGTCAAGGAACGCGAATGGTCCCTGACCAAGATGCAAATCGAAGCGACTCTGGTCATCTTCAAGAAAAACTAATTTCTCCCCAGGCTCTAACATCGATGTGATTAGGTCGATGCCCTTTCCAAACCAGGCACCGACTTCCTCACATGAGAGGCCACAAGTGTATATAATCTGACGACCCTCCAAAATCTCGGACGGCAGACATCTCTTCGGCATGAGACGCCTGCGAACTTTCTTCGCCAACTTGCGGATCCATGGTCCACAAGTAACAGACATTTCCAGAGGGCAGCCTTGAATAAACCTAGGATCTTTAAACACAAGATCGTCTGTGTTCTTAACAGCCAATTCTTTCTTGATAAAAGACTTGGCCCTAGGCTTAATAAGGCGAGCATACTCAAAATGCTTCTTGCACTCCAAAAGTTCATCCCTCCGTCGCGGAGGGAATGAAGCTGCCCAAGCCTTGAAATCGTAAGGCCGAGCAACACGTCTGATTCTCTTGGCTAGAAAATCACAGTGATTCCTAGAAATGACGTTCCAATTAGCAACAATGTTCCAGTAGGCTTCATGACTGGCATCTTGCGGCAATTCTTTGAAAACCCTACCGTCCATAGAAAGCTTCTCGTTGTGCCAACAGCCCCTATAAACGGTCGGGATGCATCCTTTTACTCCAAAGTAGGAACGCACTCCAAACATAGGCTTACAAACATAGTTCCAACGCCTGTAAGTAAGTCCATTACACGGAATGTCTTTAGTCTTAACTGGGTGATCAGCCAAGCACACGGAATGATAGTCGCCACAACGGACAACAGTAAAATCCTCAGGGTCAATTTCACGAGTCCGCATGCAATTCAATGCAATTGGAGGTGAAACAAGTCCCCAGAAGATATTCCATGTAATGTGGACAACAACACTCGACCAAAAGGGCAAATAACTCAGAAGAAGATGAGCCAAGAAACGAGGCCCAAGTCTAAGCAAATACCCGATTGGGGTGTTCTTCCTAGGGTCACCGACTTCATAGACCGAAAGAAAGAATGAGGGTAGCCAGCTCCTCATTGTTGAAAAACCACATCTACGCAAGACTGATGGAATAAATCTCCAGCGCATTGCCCAAGGCCCACTAACTAGAGACTGAAAATGCTCGACCGGGTGAAATGAACAATTCCACCAAGCCAAAACACTGTCTCCAGTACCCGATAGGCCTTCCTCCCATCGAGTCGCCTCTGCAAAAACCCGAGCAGAAGCAAGCAGACCTTCCCACATACGGGGAACCATGGATCCAAAGGTCCAGGACAGTTGGTCATTGTTTACAGATTGGGGGACGAAAACCTCCCTGCAAAACGACTGAACCATCCCGCGGGCTAACCCAATGCCAGGGTCACGCTTCGACCTCTTAAGCCACTCTTCGAACATGGGCACACAACCAAAATGGCTAATTTTCCCAAGAAGCCAAGGCAAGAAAGAAAATCTCGGCCTCGATTGGGTAATCATCGTCTCATACCTACGGATCTCATCCGTGGGCTGGACGTCACCAAGAATTGGAATGCGCATGCAGATGGCTGCCTCTTTGATGCTATAATCGTAGGAGTTACAGCTAAAAGAATTCCAGAAAACCTCAAACGGACGCCGACACAAGACACGTGCGGCGCTAAAATTGAGGCGAGATTCCAAAACCTTACTGTGCTCCTCGTTATAAATAGCAAGAACGCGGGCAGTCAAATCAACCCCATCAACCTGCTCTTTACGAAGGATTTCCATGGCTGACCGAATAATGGTCTCTCGGTCAGCTTTAAGGTCCAAATCTTTCGTTGCTAGCATGCTATTGATTTTAGCACGCACATTAGCCCAATGATCGCGCGGTGCTGGAGCTGCAAGACGTGCAGGAACAGCAGGCAAAGGGGCCACAGGACCACCACCGGCTCCAAGAGGTCCGCCACCATCAGGAGGTGGAGGCGGAGGAGGGGGCAGAGGCGGCTGCTGTGCAACTATGACTGGACCAGGAAACCCCTGCAGAGCAGGCATTTGGGGTACGACTGGTGGC